TGACTCTCATCATAGCAGCATTTTGATATTGCTGCAATGAAGAAAAGACTTCTACGTTGGCTTCTTTTGCATCACCTTGTAGCACTGCGGTTACGCCAGTAGAGTATTCAATTCCACTTTTAAGCATGTCGAGTACCATAGGATAGAAATTACTTAGAGCTGTGACTTGATCACGCTCTGGTTTCAATACTTGGTTCTCTAAAACTTTTGGTACATATTCCTTAATTACTTTAGGGTTGGCACCAAATTGTTCCCACTTATCTCTATCTTCTTCCGGTATGGCGCCCTTGGGGGCTGTCCATCCCGCATTATTAGATAACATTCCATTGAGTAACATTATCTGTAAAACTTTATCAAAAGCTTGTTGCATACCCTTAGTGAAATGAATCATGCCATAACTTCTGTATGGTCTTCCACCCCACTCAAAAAAGGCCGTTCTTAATGGATAATCTGTAATGGGTAAGATTTCTTCCCATATAATAAAGTCTCCCATCATAATAGTCTTTTTGATATAAATATCAGGTATAATTTGCTGTGCGTTTGTTAATAGTGATTGTTGTTCTTCATCCAAATTTTCTGCGAATAAGGTTCTAGTTAATCCCTCTTGTTTGACAAGATACATTTCGGTAAATACTTTTTCATAGTATTCACGAACTATAACTCTGTCATCAGCATTCCAATGACTAGTAGTTACATCTTGTTTGTCTGTAAGTTCTTGTTCGACCCAAGTCTCACCCGTAAAAGTTTCTATGGGTATTGGATTACCTTTTGCATCTTTAATTTGATTAAGCAGTCCACCATAAACTTGTAATGCTTTTGGGACTGTAAATGCTCGTTCAACAAAAAATCCCTCCATATCCTCTAAAGTTCTACTCTTAGAGTTAACATCGAGGATAACTTCATCCCATGGTACATGAACAACTTTTAAGTTAAACATACCCTGTTTATAGAAATCAACAGGTGTTACCATAATATGACCCATACCAGCTACCAACATATCTTTTACCATACTCTCTATTTCCATACTGGCATTAGAGTTATAAAAGATTCCATGTTTCATTTTATCAAGTACAAAGGCATGTTTCTTAGCCCTACCATCAAGAGATAAAGTTTTTACAGAGGGTTTAGTTTGCGTTAAAAGTGCAAGCTTTTGGTTAGTCACTGGGTGTAGAAAATTGATTGACACAGGAATATTGGTATTCTGTGCTATCTTAGTGGTTTGGATAGACGTATAAGTCGTACCTGTCTGATCTACATCGTTATAGTAGTATTCTTCTGACTCTTCTGCACGAGCGAGCCATTGTTTCCTACCCCAAGTAGTCTCAGATTTCCACGTTTCATACCTACTTCTTAAAGGATCAGGCACTCGTACGAAGTTAATCATAGGGGACAGTTCTTATCTTTTATTAAATATTTAATAGCTATTCGCGAATATACATAATAAAACTGTCCTTGTCAAGTTTCTTGCAAAAAAAAAGTGCCCTAAGCTATCAAGCCTAAGACACTTTTGGAGAGATATAGAGGTATAAACTTGGTGGGGAAAACTCATTGTTGTCCCATTGTAGCCCGAGCGGGATTCGAACCATTATGTGATTTGTCTTGATTGCCGTCATCAAGGTTTGAATCCATACATAAAAAGAGTTATATGGCCTTTTCATCAGGCGGGTGATTAAATCATGCTCATAATTTGCCTTGTCAGGGCAACGCCTTATGAGATTGAGCTGTCTCATGTTCTCGGATAGTAAACGCAAAAACCTCTGGTTATTCGAGTATTCTATAGGTCTTAAGGGCAACTGCGCAATCAACCTATCAACTAAGGTAAGGTGGGTCTTGTGATAATTCTCTTTTTGAGGAGAGAAAAACTATGTGATTGGTTCCATTACTCTTTAATCGGACCATTACAAAGGTTGAAATCTTACCTATACAGCATCACTGACATAGTAAACGGTTATTTCAAGAACCTCCTATGTTCATTCATGATATTCCATATTCGCAATTTTGTTTACATCCCATTATCCTAGCCTCTAAACTATCGGGCCATCCCAGAAAACCATTCTTTTGAGTTTGGCACTGGTTTGATCGACACTTGTTTTAGGTTTCATGTAGCGAAACCATACACTTGGACATCGAAATATACCATTCCCACTTAATGCTGAACTTCAGAGGCCCAGATATAAGTTGTGAGGATGTCATACTTCCGTCTCTAGACATCCCCACTGGAAGGAGGTAATGTACGATGAAAAATCTAACTACCGATTAGGTTATTCGGACTGACGCTTTTCTCTTCAACGTCACCGCCGGATGTTTATCGGGAAGCTGAGAGACTTTCGCCTCTCGCTTTAATATCTTGAACTCCGGAATTACTTTTGCGCTAGCAAGTAACTCGTTCCATTTAGCTTCCTTTAGTTCTACGGTCAAATCAATCAGGTCGTCTTCAACCTGTTCAATGTCTACTTCACTCCTTACGCTTTCGTAGGGATGGAAGTTGTAAATATGACCTCGAAGGGGAGAACCTTCGCCAAGAACATTCAATCTTCGTTTCAATCGATCTATATTATTCTGCACCCTAGCAGAAGCAACTGATATACGTGCTGTGGCTTCCCGTTTGAGTTCCTTAATTTTGTCAAGCTCAGCTTTTAGTTCAGTTAAGACATATCCGTAAGAATCGACTTTATCTTTGATTTGCAATTCCTGATTTCGCCATATTATATCCTGGTCATCAGTAATTTCACCTTCTCTTTCAACCATCTCTGTTTCCAGACATAGTCTATCGTACAATAATTTTGCTAAGGAAATCGTTTTAGGCGGGCTCAGAGACAAATCCGACCTTGGATGGCTCTCCAACCCAGACGTACTTGTCGACGCTCTGCTTATTTCCTTGTCCTTTTCCGATGTATTCATATCTTGAGTCATCATTTTTATCCTTTATTACTTTTATCTTGTGAAAGATATCAGCTCCTACTTCTTGTTTGACTGCTGGTACAATTACGTCGGTAAGACCAACCTCGTCTTTTGATAATAATGACACATCTCTTTCGAGAGTCATCTTACATGATGGACAGATATTAGGAATTCGATCTTTAACTTCTAATATTTCAAAATTTATTTTACAAGATTTGCACACATAGTGTACTTCTACCTTATGCCCTTTCGCTCGTAGGTATTCAACAGATTTTACTGTTTCCTCCCTTTTATTATTTCGAGGATATAAGATAATACTTTGCTTGCCAATTTTCATATTCCCTGCTCTTATCTCTTCACTTGCAGACTTTAAACTTGCAGGTTTTAAGACGAAAGCATCATGTTTGGCAATCTTATTAAAATTACCTAACCGTTCGTTCGTTTTCATTGGCTTATTAGCCGGAACATTACGGATAGTTTTACCACGCTTGCGGTAGCTATTAGCGTTAACCGCACTGTATTGGGCTGGAGTCATAAAACCTTGAAGGTTCATGGCCATGTCCAGACCTAAATCTGTAATTTGTTTAACTATATAGTCAACTTCCCATGCTGGGATAAGTTTTCCTACACAAAATGAGTATGCAGAACGTTTTACGATATCATATATAAACCGACATCCAAAAGAATTCCTTAAAATATTTTGTATTGCTTTATCTGGATGTACCATCTCAAATGGTTCGTACAATCTTTTAACAAATCTTTCTTTTATACAACTCAATTCTCCTTCAGGACTAATTGAGAGATCTGATAATACTTGTTTCTTCTTTTTATCGCTTTTCGTTTGTAAGACATATTTCATTTTGCCTTTAATTTCAGGTTCCTTAGCATATTGACTACTATGATTATATGGATTATCTTGTTCATAATCATCTTCAGAACCTCTAATTTCTTCATAGACTGCATCAGCAGCTTCAAAGGCTTCCTTCTCAGTAAGAGGTTTGAAAGGATCTTTTAAAGGAGAAATAGCTTCTACTTCAAATGTTTCTTTCTTGTCTTCCCAAGAATTATAACTTATTGCTTCAGCAAATCGTTCATAACCGACATCATGTTTCATGCTTACGAACTCATATTCTTTGTAGAAATCAATAAATTTCCGTAATTGACGACGAAGTGTTGCCATAGAAGCAAAGGCCTCTTCTTCATGGTTATCGTAGTAACCGACACCAAAATTGACACCTGTGCATCCAAGATGTTCTAAGTCTCTAAGACAGCTGTATGTACCTTTATCAACACGAAAGTTATGTTTGCCAAGCTTGTACCTGATCTTTTCATCATCATATTGGTAACAGACTGCTCCATCTCCTCTACGATCAAACATAAACATCCAGTTATACTTTTTAGGCGCGTCGAACCATAATGCTGTGGAACGTCCGTCTTCTTCGTCATCAGTGATAAGGATATCAAACTTGATCTTTGCTTTAGGCAAGTAATCTAATGCCACGTACATACCTAACCTATCATCATGCGTAGGTGAGAATATCCATGTATCATGCTTAAAACGTACTGGTTGGAATACACCAGGGTCCTGAACGGTATCTTGATGTGCTACGAATAGCACCTTAGAGCCGTTATCCTTATACCAAAATCGTTTCCCAGATTTCGTTGTGTACTGCGTTAGTCCGTATTTGGCCGCTATCGATTTGATCGGCAGTCGAGCCATTGACTTCATTTCACCATAGTTGAAGTTCGGAATTGATAGGCGAGGATTCTGACGAATCTTGGCCTTCATTGTTGGTGCTAACATTTTTACCTCTCTTGATTATCATTTTGATTAATATTCGAAAGAAATCTCGTTGTAGGCGATATCCCCACAATCTCCAATAAGCCCTTTGTCTTCCGGTATTTGGTGGCCAGCCTCCATTGTAATTACCTATTCTAGCTGCATCAGTACGATTAAGGTAATAAACCTCCCGGATTAGCTCATCATTGATTTGCTTTCTATTTTGTGAGTTTCTTTTTTTCTTTGAAATTTTTTTAAAGTTTTCCCAATTCTTATGATATCGCTTTTGCGGAAAAATATAAAAAGGACCCGTTTCTGATTGACTATTTCTTATTCTTAATCTATCACGCTGTTGTCCAGCTTCGACTTCATGATCATAACTATTTTGGAAACCAATATCAAAGTGCTCTATATTATTAATTATATGTTGTGGCCCTACTATATAACCAGAACCATTAATATATAATCCTCCTTGTGTTTTTTTCATATTTGAGATTTTTATCCTTTTGAAATTTGCATCTAACATTGCAGCTAAGACTGCACTTAGTTGTCTAATAGGATGTTCACCATAACTATTAAAGCACAAATATACATCGCTTAATTTAATCTTACTTCCCACTTTAACCCTGACTTTTTCTTTGAATATCCAGCATCTACTAACACCATAATATCTTGTTCCACCAATAGTTTTAACTGCTGAACGTTGGGTCCTAAATGAGTTGTTACCTGAATATATATTTGATAAACTAAATATACGAAATGCACTAAAGCGAGGGTCTCTTTCCATCGCATCTTTTACTTTTCTTCTGCCTTCCCATAAGCAAGAGCCGTTATCGTCAAATGCACCCGCAACCCAATTATAAGATTTTGTAAAATCAAATAAATATTCTGTACTAACTGGTATGCTTTCACGAACATGGTTACCCAAGGCTCCGAGAAAACTCTTGGGTAAGATAGCACCATGCTCTTTAAGAATTTTATCAATTCTTTGGGGCAATGTCTTATTTGACGTATCTATCCAAGACCAGTCCATCGTAAGTAGTTCCTCTGCGGGGAAATAGTTCATGGAGTTTTGATGATTGAACCACTCCCGTAGAATATCAGAGAGTACTCTTTTTTGTTCTTCTCGGGGGAGTTCACGGCTCGCTTCGGGTATCGAGAAAGTTTGGATATGGTTTATGCCGTAACTATCCAAATTTTTCATTTTACCTCCTGCGTTATTCGATAAGTTCTCTTAATTTTCTAGACATAGATTCACGTTCGTCGCCATTGACTTCCGTGAATATACCTAATCCTGCATCTACGCGCATTGGTAGATGGAACGATTCAGCAAATCTCGTTTTCTCAGCTATTAAAAAATATTGATCAGCACCTATAGTGTTGAACCCGTAGTATTTTCCGGGGTAATAACTAAAGAATATATAAGATGAAAGTTGTTTAATCAACCCTGACCATTCTATATCCGAGATTGTAGGCTTCATGATCCTCCTCTGTTCCACGCCTTTTCTAACTTGCGATAGGATTATTCCCGTGGAGTGGGTTGCCAAAGCCAACGCCTGCAAGTTGCGCATATTCTGACCAATTTGGATATTGTAATCAGAACTATTCCCTGCGTGTCGTGCAAATTCTAATAACTGTATAAAATCTAAGAACCACACGTCAAATCTGTGTGTCATCTGTATCTTAGCTATATCAGCTACACCGGAAAAAGAATTTGGATTAATGATTCTAATTCTATTATTTGCCCAAGGTTCGATCTCCATCATCTTCTTTCGTACGTAATCTTTATCATAATCTTGGCTGAAGATTTTAGAGGTTGGAATACCGCATATTCTAGCAATTTGTTTTTTCATAAGGTCTGTAGCTAACATCTCTTTTGAAAATATCGCGACCTTTATATTTGGATTAGCATCAACCATGCGGAAAGCTTTATCCAATGCCAAGGTTGTTTTAAGATGTCCTGAATCACCGGCTATAGTGATAATCATACCACGTGCATAACCGCCTATAAAATTATCAATGGATTTATATCCGGTTGATAATATATCTTTAGGATTTTCCTTAAGTACTTGGTCTAATAGTTCTTGGTTAGTTTCTAGTTGAGCCTTGGAAGTCAAACCCATAAGTTTGGATTGACTTGCTAAAG